CTTGTATTTCATATTCTTTTTGAAGCACACCATTTAATCTTATATATATTCTTTGACTTGTTAATTGTAGTGTTAATACTTTACCGACTAATTCATCGCCAGTTAATGTAGTTATTTGTTGATTTTCATTATCTTTATTTTTATTTTTTTATCACCATACCAACCGCTATATAAAATTAGATAATTTTTAATTGTATCATCACTACTAAACATATCACTTGTTAACCAATTATCAACACTTTGATTAAAAATAGCAACAAAACCAAGTCCAGTGTCGCCCTTTGCTCCATCTATCGCTTGAGCTTTAACTCCAGTATCAACCCCACCAAGCCACCAATTACCATTATCAGCAATGAAAGGTGTTAATCCATCTTTGCCTGGATCTCCTTTTTGTTGAATAACTTGTTGTGTTTGAATTGCATATGTATCACTCATTGCATTGATAGTGCCAGTGCCTTTTTTGTAAATATGTTTGTTTAAGAAACCTCCGTTATCAAGATGATTATAAGTTGCTGGACTTATTGCAATTACATTAAGTGATCTCCTATCTGCTACAATTCCTTTATCTTTATCATAACCACTATCACTTGATATATCACCATTTTTTAACACATAATATGCTTGTTCTAAAAGTGCCAATTTATATTGTTCTTTTTGATAATCAGTAAATGTTTCCCAAAATGTATTAAGTCTATAAAAGTAATTAGTGTTAATCCAGGCTTCTAATAAGTTTTCAATTCTACATAAAAACGCATTAACTCTATCACTTGAATTATCGCTTTCTGGTAGTTCGATTTCTAAATCAATACCAAAATATAATTTGAACTCATCTTTTGTAATAAATCTTGTCTTGAATTCCATAAGTTTATTTTATACTCAACTTTCAACTTTCATATTTTTATTTTAGCATATAAAAAAAGGAATTGTATATTTTTCAATTTTTATACAACTCCTCTTATAAATATTTGGTTAGTTAATTAGATGCTCCTTTTGGAATATTAGTGTATTTTGTACTAACTGCAATAATTACACCACGAGCATTAACGAGTGCAAAATATCCTTTATCACCACTAAATGCTGTAAAGTCAGTGCCAACCGTAATTGCAACTGCACTTGAATACTCGCTAATTCCTTTACCAACTTCAAAACCACTATCACCAGCAAGACCGTAAATTGATCCAGTGTGTCCTAATGGTAATGTTGCATAATCAGTAATCTTTGTCCTACCACTTGCACCAGCCGATAAAGCAACATTTAATTTAGCTGTTTTAGTTGTAGCAAGTGTATTGCTTACATGTGCGTATACACCAGTTCTTAATCTTTCTGGAACAAATAAATCGTGATAAACACGGAAGTTGATTTTGTAGCCATCAAAATCTTGCACTTGATCTGGTGTAAACACTCTTACATTGTCAACTTTGACTACTGGTAAAACTACACTTTTATCAACTAATAAGAAGTTAATAATTTTGGATGTTGCACTTGGGTAGAACCCACGAACTCCAGCAACTGCCCCAGTATAAAATCTGCTTGTTGGGACTTCTTCAATTACTCGACCTTCATATTTTGTAATTGTAAATGATACTCCTTCAACTGCGCTCTTATACTCTACTTGAGTTAGTTTTCTTTGTAATTCAGTCGTATTTCTAATTTGCGACATAACACTTGGATTGACAAAGAATACTTGATTTTCGCCATCAACTTCTGCTTCACTCATAAACTCAATTGCTGAATTGAATTCGCTAATAATTGTATTTTCACTAATTGCGGCTTCTTTTCTATTACCAATTAAGGTTGTTGCTTGAGCGGCTAAAGTTGCAAAGCGGAGTGTATCAACTTCTGGGATAATATGTTGGTCGATATATGCACCAACTACCGTTCCCATTAGTTGACCGGCCAATTCCTCATCATCCATTGCATCAATTTTTAATTGAGCTCCACGATCATATCGTAGTGTCTTGGTTTCCCAAGTAGCACCAACATCGCTACCAAGATAGCCTCGCCCGCCTTGGTCGCCAGCTCCAAATTCGCTATAACCACCAGCGGCTGTAATTTGAGAGTTATTAGCTCTCTTGTAATCGCTTAACCCCTCCATTTGTAAGTTAAGGATTTTTACGGTATTTCCACCGGCGAAGTCAAGTTGAATTCGCTTTCCATCAGTTTCTAATACCCGTGATTTTGATTTTTGAGCGAAAGTTAAAACAACTGCTTGGCTCAAATATTTTTTAATTAGTTCGATTGCGTTTGCCATAATAATTCTCCTATTCTACACCTAAAAGCTCAAGTGCTTGTTTGAGTTCTGTTTGTTCTTTTAGTTTCGCCAACTCTTGAATAGCCCAATCGTGTTCCTCTTGGGTGATTTCTTGATCGGCTAACTTTTGGTCTAAAACTTTAACAACTTCTTCATCAGTAAGCCCTTGTTCTAAAAGTGCGGCCAATAATTCTTTAATTTTTTCCATAAGTTTATTCTCCTACTTTCTAACACCAAATAATCGCATTGCTATTTTTTCCTCATCGTTAGCTGGTGCTTCTTGCTTTTGACTTCCAATTTGCACCGGTTTAGTGGAAGCCAACCACTCTGGATGAGTTTTTAATTCTTTCAATAGATTTTCAGTTGTTAATTCAATTTCTTTGCCCTTAAAATATGTTCGCACATCATCGTATCTTTTTTGAGAGATATTATTATCAATGAATAGCATTTTTTCTTTAAGTGCTTTGTTTTCCGTTTTTAAAGTTTCAACGGAATTAAGTAATTCATCATACCCTTTAAGTTTATTAACTAATTCTACAACGGCTTCATCGGTATCCACTCCTAATTGTTCGTGGAATTTTTCTTTTTGCCTTTTTAACCTACGCTGTATAATTTCGTTAACATCTGTTTTGGTAAATGTTTTTTCACTACCTTTTGGGTCATCCAAATCATCATCATCTTTTTTTGCTGATTTTGGTTGTTCTGCTTGGGGTTGTGGTTCTTGTTGTGGTTGTGGATCGGTTATTTCATCACCTTTTGGCTCTGGTGCTGTTTCCTTTGGTGGTTCTAACTTATCCTCAATTTTTGGTATTGGTAGTTCCGTTTCTACTTTGCTTTGTCCGGATTTAATTTCTTCAAGTGTCATTGTTTAACCTCCAATGATTAAGTAATTTTAATATAACATATTTATTTTAGTTTGTTAAACTTTTTGAAAAGTTTTGCCATTTTTTGATTAAAAACTTATCTTTAGTAATTGCATGTCTTAACTCTTGAGTAGATTTAACTTTGTTTAATTCAGTATGTAATTCTAATCTTTCTTTATATTTATCAATAATCGCATTTATGTTTTTTTCATTATAATTGCCTTTTTTAGATGACATATTATGTCGTAATGTTTGCCTTAATTCTCGGTCGCCCTCTTTCATAGTCATTTTATTTTTAACTAATAATTGCCAAGTTGGATTGTTTAACACTTCACTAACACTTAACACTTTTGCAAAGTGGCGACAATTCGGCCGAGTAATCATCCACACTGGTTTATCAATAACCCATTGATAACTTTTAATATTGTTAATTCGTATATAATTTTCAATTGCTACTTTTAATTCATTATTACTATTACTAATTAACTTTTTCCAATTTTCATCAATATAGATTTGACCTTGGTATTCTATATGGTCTTTCGCACAATCACTATGTTTGCTAACTAAAAAAAAGACTTTAGGATCATCTTTATTTATCGGTCTTTTTGAGCTTAACATTTCTTTAAGTAATTTTTCTTTTGCTTCACTTTCTTGTTTGCGCGTTTCTTTATAAACACATTTACTTAACTTATTACTAACTTGTAATTTGTTAATCGCCAATAAAAAAAGTGTCGCCACCCACTCTTGATTATCTAATTTTTTATCATCACCACTACTTTTAATAGTAGTATTTTTAGATCGATCTATTTCTCTTTTTATTTGTTTACTAATTCTTAATGCTGGTTTATATAAAAAAGTATCTTGTAAAGTTTCTTTTTTCAAGCGAGTGTGTAAAGCGTTATTGTTTTTATTGTTAATAACCATTTCGTAAATACTAACAATAATTTTATTCTTAACCGACAAAAGCCGTTTAGTTTCTTTTGCTTTATTCCGTTGTATTTGTATCAATTGAGCTTTCATCTAAATAAATATCATCACTTTCAAAAGATCCTAAATCTAAATTATCTCTTGCCCTTATTTCATTTAATTTGTTTATTTCCTCTTGTTTTTCACTATCATTTAACATATCACCCCATAATGCCTCAACATATCTTTCGGTAGATATCGCACCACTATTATATGCTGGAGTGAGTGCTTGTAGTTTGCTTTCAAAGCTGGGACTGCCAAACTCATTATAAATAACACTAAAATCGTATTCTTTATCAAATGTTATTTTATCTGTTTGCATGAACTCGGTTAAATCAAGTGCAATTTCCACTACCTCTTTAATAATCTTTCTTTGTGAAGCAATAATATTATTTCGTGTCATTAAAGTAATCTTTTCTTTTTCTCTTTGAGCCTCTGCGTTATCTTTTTTAGCAATATCAATACCCATTGTCGCTGGGCTTAAAATACCAGTTAAGAATATATCAATTTTATTTTTAACTTCCTCTTGATATTGATTAAAGTTAAGTTGTGGTTGCGTTGTTTGTATTCTTTCACTGCCAACCGTTCCATCTGGGCCGGGTAAATTACTCGGTGCTTCAATAAATTGTCTATTATATGCTTTTGGTAAAACTGGGTTGCCATCTGGTGTTTTCTCAAGCAAACTCGTGGGGTAATATTCTACCGGAGTGCTAACTCTAACAGTTTGACTTGCTTGACTTAATGCTTGGTCTATGTCATCTAAAATATCTATTTTGCTTTCAAAAATACCAAGACCATAATATTTATCATTTGGATTATGCAAAATACGACATGGAACACCCAATATATTTTTATAACTTGGAATAAAAATCGGTTGTAAATTAGAAAGTTCGGGAACTTCGCTTAACTTAACTGGTGTAATATTATTATCTGTTCCTAATAAAAATAAATTGTATTCTACATACGAACCGGCTTTAATTCCTTTTGTTTCATTATCTTGCTTTAATGATCTTGTTTCAAATAATACATATTTCTTTTTATCAATTTCATAATAGTTCAAATAAATGATTGCTTCTATTCTGCGATTTTTACCAATGAACCTTACATTTTCTGCCTCATAATATTCAATAAGTGGATATTTATATTGCTTATCAATGTTAAACTTAAATGCCCCCCAACCTTGAGCGATTGTTAATGGTAATTGTTCTTGATATACCATTTTTGTAAAATCGTTATAATCCATAATATTATCAATTAGTTTTTGAACTTCCGTATTTTGACTTTCAATAATATGGTCGCCAATAACATTAACAAGTGTTATAACCGTTGCATTTGCTAAACCACTATGCACTTTTTTAACGGCCGCTTCTCTTAATGCTCTCGCCCAAAAATAATTAGTAGTAGCATAATCGCTCGGCTTTATAAAGTCCTTTTTCATATAAAAATATTCAATTTCAGCACTATTACCCATATACCATAATTTGAGTTCATGTGCTTTTGCTATTCTGTTTTTTTCTTGATCGCTTATATACTGAAAAGTCGAAGTATTAGGATTATTGTGTATATGTTCTATTTGTAAAAATGATTTAATTTTTTCACGGATCCAATCAATAATTAACATAATTTATAATTTCCCCTTTTGTGTTCTCATAATTTTATTATACACTAAACAAAATAAAAAATTATTGGATTTTTATTGTGTGCCATAATTGTAATTCATTAACATACGAACTCCAACTATATTCCATCGCATCTTGTGTATGATCGTCCCCAATAAGTCTAATCTCGCCTTTTTCACCACTAACTGCTGTTTTATGTTCTCTAATTAAATTAGGACATAAACTACTAACAAGATAATTTCCGTGTGCCATTAACACTCTTATAAAATAAACTCGCCGTGATATTGGGTATTTTGTGCTACCTAAAAATACAAAATTATACATATTATTTTGTCGAGCTAAATATTCTAAACCCTCTCTAAAACCAATATCAGCACTGTCAACATAAACAAATACTTGACCTTTCATTAAGTCGTGGTGCGACTGATATTTAATCTGCCACATTTTAAGAGTATTGATTATTTCTTGCATAATTTCTGGTTCGGTTTTTTTCTTGACTGCGTTTGAGTGGTAATATTCATCAGTTGCAATAATTCGCTTTCGATCCCATGTCAAGCCACTTAAAACCATTGTTGTAGCACTCTTACTTGTTTTATTTTTAGTTGCATCACTTAAACCAGTATCAATACCAATTGCAAATCGGCCAAACCGAGTTAACATTATTTTTTGTGGTTCAGCAATTAAACTATCGTTCCACTCTGGATAAAGTCTATCACCAACCACACCCCACATACCGAGTGCCTCAACTTTATATATCTCGGGTGCTTTAATTCTTAAGTTTTCCATTGCTAAATCATAAATGTTTGTATCTCGAAACTCATTAACTTTATATGTTGATATGTGTAAATAAAGTCCCTTACCATAATCACCAATATAATTTGGATCGTGATAATCTATATAATCGTTAAGTAATAACTCTTGGTAATCATCCTCTAAATTACCCTTAAAAAACTTATCGTATAACCAATGTTCTTTATTCCAAGCATTGAATAAAAATGTAATTTGAAAAAAATAACCTTTTGGTAATTTGCCACGAATAGATCCATCTAACTTTCTAAACTCATCATAATCTTTAATTTCAAATGCTTCTTCAATGTAAACATCTGTAAAAAAACCAACGGTGGCTTTCAAGCTCGTTAATTTATCTGCATTATCAAAACCACGAAAAACAATTACTTGTCCGGTTGGAATATAAGTTATTATTTTATCTACACTATTGACCTTAAAAAATCTGCTTAATGATATTTCGGGATTTCTAAAATCTGGCTGGTTAATAACCGATAGTATTGTATTCCAGGTGGTAATTTTATGGCTATTCTCTGTTTGTCTAATAATTAGTATATTTCTTAAAGGTTGAGTAAGTATTTTGTTTATACTCTCTTGACCTAACATATTATAAGTTTTCTTTGAGTTTCGAGCTCCTTTATATAAACGATATCTTGCTTTACAATTAGTCCACCAACCATTGTTATATCCTTTACCAATAATCTTTTGCATTGATAAAGTATAAGAATTATTATCATTACTATTACTACTTGTCTTTAACATCGTTGATAATTTTAATTCCTAATTCATCAGCATTTATACTGATCTCTTGTTTATCACCATAGTTTTTAGCATCTCGCATTTTCAAAAGAGCATGCGATGCTCTCCAATCTTGCAATCCAGCATTCATTATATTTTGCAAGTTTACTTCAATAAAACTACTATACGCATTATTATATAATTCCATAAATTGTGAATATATGGTATCTTTCCCTTTTTCTAAATCTTGATTACCTTTCCACTTATAATCTTGAATAGTCGCAACTGCAATTCCACTACGGCGACAAGCATCTGCATCACTCATCCCAAGTGATACGGCTTTCAAAAATAATTTAACTTTTTTTGGATGAGCTACTAATAATGCTTTATTACCTCTTTTATCAACTTTCTTTTTAGTAGTAGTAGATTTTTTAGTAGTAGTCTTTTTTGCTTTAGTATTAGTAGTGGTTTTTTTACTAACTTTAGGTTTATTAGTAGTTTTAGTTTTAATAGTATTATCTTTCTTTGTTTCTTTTCTTTTTGTTGTTCCATAATAATATACACTCCCTTTACATAATTTTTAATATATTATTTTGTATCTACCACTTTTTATATATATTGTTGTATTTGTTATTTCATATAGATAAAGTGTAAAAACTATATGTTATTTATTTCTAAACTCATTATAACATAAAATAAAAAAACAATACTAATTGCTAAAATTACTCATACTTACTAATAATTAAAATGATTGGTTAATTAGTTAAATAATTTAATTCTCATCATATCTCTTGGATTAGTAGTTGTTATAGGTTTACCATTTAATTTTGAAAATAGATCTAACTTTAATGGATGATTAAACAATCTAATTTCTTTAATAATGTTTAAGTAAAAGTATTCACTATTCTTTGGTATGTCTTCCTTATAAATTGTCATACTTGCAGATAAGTATTTATTATGTTTAATGTTTATTGTCATACTCTCATTATTAAACTTATCAAAAGCATTTAATACCTCTTTAGTAATTAACTTTATATAATTCT